AAAGTGCATTAGAATGCATATAAAGCACCTCTATCGCTTTATTAGGGCAGCAAGTCCAATAACGATTGCAACTGCCGCAACTATCTGCCAAAAAAAAGATTGTTTCCTTGGGGCGGAGACCTTCTGGCGGATGTACTTCGTCACCTGTACGGTGTCGCTCTGGCAAGTTGCCGATACACGGATAGTATCAACACGTCTTACCAACTTGACCTTGATGTTATTCTTGTTGATAACCACGCTATCCCATTTCGGCAACAGAACTGTATCAACAATCTTGCGTTCCTGCGTGACAATAGTGGTGTCCCATTTCTGTACATAAACATTAGCTCCTTTCTTTACGGCTTGGCGAAGGTGCCAATCAGCACTACAACTACCCAGAGCAAGACTCACAATCAGGATTATCAATGCTGCAAGCAGGGGGTGTGGGTACGTCTTCGAGTTCGTTAAGCCAGTTTTCAAAATTTGATGTATTTGGTTTTGCCATTTTTCTTGATTGCTTTTAAAACTTCGCCTCGGTTGTTATTAAGCTCGTAGGAGACGTGAATCCACGCTGGTTGACTATCTGTACCGAATTCCCAAATGAGTTGCTTAAAATGCGTGTATTTGCGTATGTAGGCGAATATAGAGGCTAAGTCCTCGTGTTGGATGTCTGCAGCTCTTCCGAATAGGTGGTCGGATGTTGCCGAACCACCCACGGCTTCATTCACCTCAGGTGAGCGGTAGCCACTTGTAACTTCAATAGGCCCGAACTTGTCTCGTGCAGGTTGTAGGATGTATTGAACCAAGTACTTGAGGTTGGCAATCGCCTCTTGGGTCGGACGGTTCGGTAAACCTGTTTCGGTTCTCACGAACTCGCTTAGGCTAAAGTTGTTTGATAGTTTCATCTTGATAAATTTTATGCAGTAATTCTAACAATTTACGAGTTAACGTGTCTTATATGGCACTTTTTGGTAGGAAATCATCCGCTATATGGGATTTTATCACTTCTTCTCTCCATCCTTCGTCATCATCAACGCAAAGCCACCCATCAGGAACGCACTGAACTCGGCAAGGCTGGCCTTTTCAAACCACACCAACCCACCACCAAACAATATCAGCACGATGCCGAACACGGTGGTCTTCCAGTTGCGAAAGATGCGTTCAATCATTGATTGTTCTTTACGTCTCGGTTCCAACGCCAAAGGGTGTACACGAACGAGGTCAGCATCACGAAGAGACCCGCTATCTGATGCACCTCGGCCAACGTCAACCCACCTACTGCCAAACTCCAAGAGGTGGCTACTGCGCTTGTACTATCGTGCTTCACTCTATTGTCGGGTTGTGTTGTTCGTATGCTGCTGCGTAGTTTGACTCCCAACCCGCAAACCAATGCACGGCACTACCTGGCGTTGGCCAGACGCACAACGATTCAAATTGCACGTCACCCGTCCAAATGATGTCAACCGCCCAACGGGGGTCGTAGTCCGTGCAGTTTCCTTGTTCGTCTGTTGCTATGCACACCTTGCCGATTTGATGAACGAAGCAATCAACAAAGGTGATTTGGTCTTCTTCCATTTGGGCAAATCCTGCGGAAAGCATATCGGTGATGAATTGACCCTCAGACGGCCAAGCGTATTTGCGGTATTCCATTAGGTAGTGAGTTGTGCCAGTTGGGCGTTGGTCAATCGGGTCTTGAATAGGGCGGCTTGGGCGTAAGCATTTGAAGCGGTCAAGGCAGCTAAATTAAACGCAGATACTCCCAGAGCAATTGATGGCAACGAAGAAGAAAATGTATAAGCGGTTGAACTTGATGCGACTAAAGTGCCGTTTACATAAAAAGCTGTATCGCCTCCCTTATATGCAATAGCTGCTTTCATTACGCCAGCAGTCAAGGAAAAAGTCGAAGCGAAAACGCCACTGTTATTTGACCTTACGGCAACTTGTAGGTTTGCTCCATTTTGACCGATAAAAACAAAATCATCTGCATTTAACCCATCGCCAATTAAAAATAAATTTGTACCAGACCCCGATAAGTTTGCTTGAAATTCCAAGTACATAGTCCCCTCCGTCTGTCCAATCAACGAAGAAACGCCCGTCTTACTTGCCAAGTCCGCCAACCTCGTCACCGCAGCGGTAGTGGTAGGAATGAACGTAGTAGCAAAAGCCCCCAATTCCATTTGAGGAGCTGCGATGCGGATGGTAGTATTGTAGGTTTGGCCGATAACAAAGTTCACATAAATCATCGCACGGACGTTGTTAACGCCAATTCCAACGAGTGTCTTTGTTTGTGCGTATCGTTCTAAACTTGTGGTGGGCGTTATGTCCTGAGTTACCACATTCAAAAAAACGCCTGAATTGAATTCTTGAATTGCCAGCCGTACCGCATTTGGGCTTGAGCTAATCAATTTAAAATACCAAGAATTTGTCCAAGTTTGGGATATACTTGCAACAATGCTATTGTCAAAACTGTATGCGTCATTTGCTCCCGTTGCAATTCCTGATAGATTGATATCAACGTATTGCAGCCCGTTCTCCACGCCAACACCTACAACCGTTTGAGTTAGTCCGCTTGAGTTTTGTCGAGTCCAGTTCGTTGGTAAGGTATTTCCAGCAACAGACGCCCCCACCATCGTGGAGTTGCGGATTGAGTTGGTGCGTTGGGGTTCAAGCAAGAGCCGAGGACAAGTGCTTACAGTTCCATCAGCATTGCGGTAGTCAAGACGTGGTACATCTTGGCGATTGGTAGTTGCGAAGTAGGGCTTTGCGTCTGTGCCTTCAACGAGTTGTGCGCCCCAGATGAAATAACCACTCGTACCATTTCCCAAATAGGCATTAACATTAGTCGAGTCAGTCAAATAATAAACTGAATCAACTCGTGTGGCAGAGTCGGTCGTGACCACCAAATTTGCTCGATACCAACCATTGTCAACGAGCGTGGCTTGTGCGCTTACATAAGTAAAACCAGCTCCAGTCCCAATCGTAAGATTCGAGGCAAGAATTGAACCAGTGGAACTGAATACGACACCACGCCCGCTCGATGTTCCATTTGTAATCGCCAAGACGATATTCCTACTACCCGATGCGCTCTTAAAATAAACGCTCAAGGTGTAAGTTATTGAAGCAGCCGCTTTGGTGTTTTGTTGAAATATGTAGTGAGAAGCATTGGCTGTATTCTCAACAAGCGTGTCAGCCGTCAGTGTACCATTAGGAGCATTTGTCGTGTTTATTGAAATTGTTGCGTTTGACTTCGTCCAAGCAACATCCGAAAACATTTCACTCCACGTCACCAAATTCCACGGAGTACGTTCAATCACCCCTGCCGAATTGGTACGGGTGGCATCAGAGGCACGGGTGAACGTCAAATCCCCCGTTCCGTTGGTTGGCTTTTGAGCGAAGACGATGTCTTCTTCAATTCCCTCTGGGATTAACAACCAAGAGGCGTCATCATAAAATCCGCTCATAACCAGGCATCGATTTTAGCAACTGCGCAAGCACTACCCTCAAAATAGCCGCCTGCTGCCGTTACACGTTGTAAGTAAAAGAAATCATAAGCATCCCCGCTCTGACCCGTGAGGTTCGTTTCTGGATGCCCCCAGGAGTTCGGGTGAATCAATCCCCAGTTGATGTTGTTGACGTATCCCTGCCCCCAACCTATTTGGTTCATTGCGCTTCCCTGCCCCCAGAAGATTTTGTTATTTGGACTCGACATATCGTTTTAGTTTAATTACGTTCGACTCCTTCGCCTTATAGCACCCACGAGGACGCACGGTTGTCTCGGTCTGGGTAGATGTCTTCGTTGACGTTTTCATTATACTCGGGAAATTCAGTTGAATGGAAAGCCATATAGTCAATAAAGCGTTGAGCGTAATACTGCGCAATAGTCCGCTCTTTCTCGACCAAGTAGTCAATCTCTATCTTTTCTGCGTTTGTTGAATTCTCGCTAATGTGCTTAAATACGCCTCCGTTAGCAACGGTGTACGCCGCAAAGGGAAGGTACTCGGTCATTGCGAAGTGAATAAGCATCGGTTGGATGTAGTCAACCACCAACGCCAAGTAGTCGCCTGCCAAGGTGTCGTTTAGGATTTCGGTAGAAATCTTGTCGTACAACTTGGTGCCTGTGTAGTTCTGGACGTGAATCTGCTGGGCAATCTTGATAAATTGCAGAAACTTGTCCGTATCTACGTTGCCTGAGATTGCCGTGTTGCGGACAATATCTTCTCGTTTGATAAAAAGCGCAGTTGGCATATCTTATTTTTTATATCCTCTTGTCTTGGTATCGATAGGAGCGATAGCAACAAGCGGGTTATTCTTCTCTGGACGGAAGCCCATACGAATGGCTTGGTTTACGTTGATGATGTCCGTACCGTTCAAAGTACCACCTCCGTAAATCTTGCCTTCTTTCGTCAACTTCTTGCGGTAGATTCTGCGCTCCCAACGATGGTAGCAGTTAGCTCCTCCCTTATACAACCAAACACTATACTTCTCTCCTTGCGCTTCCGCTCCGCCCTGTGAACTCAATGCTTCCACATCCTCCTTGCGGTAGACCCTTTTAGCAGCTCTTAACGTGCGGCACAACAAGCGGCTCTCGCCCTTTGGTTCCTTTCTTGTTCCAATGGCGTAGAAATAACGAACCTTGTAACGCTCCGTATCTTGCTCGCTCTCATCTTGCGCTGCAAGGTCGGTGCGTGAGTTGAGGTATGATTCTACGTCGTATTCTGCTTCCTCGTCTTCGACAATGTCGGCCGTGATTAACTCAAACTCTTGCATAAGCTCCTCTTCGCTTTCGCCAAGGCTCTCAATGTTCAATAGCAACTCCGCAGCAAGCTCATCACGCAGAAAGGGGCGGTTGTCTTGCTTTGAAAGTTCCACGCCTGTTGACTCCTCAACTACCTCATCAGAAGGAGCAACAATCTCCTCCTTAAACTCCAGAGGCTGCAAGGTCTTGAAGTAGATATTTAGAGACGCTTGGTTGAAAGAAAGAATTTGCTCGATGCCATCCAAGATAATTTCTTGCAAGGGACGGATAACGATATTGTCAAACAGGATAGAAGCCGTTTTAAGCTCCTCTGCGTTGTTACCGAGTCCTGAGTTATCCTTGATGCCTAAAAGCATCGGAGAAGTCACCCTATGGCCTACCATAATCTTCTGCGTACACTCCGTAGATAGGAATTGGTATTGGTCGCTTGCGTCCGACAGTTGTACGGGTTCGATTGTTGCTGCGAGTTCCTTGTTGTCGTTAAACGCCAAGATAAACCGACCAGCATTTGAACTACCAGAGAACTTGTCTGCAATCCTGCGTTCTATTAGCGTTTGGTCTTCCTCAGTTGGGATTCCGTTGTTGAAGTTAACCAACATCGAAGGAGCCAAGCCATTCTTAATGTTGTTGATGTGGTAGTTGGCTACCTCCTCTTCCAAGTCAGCGTAAGGCAAAGAACCTTGGTAGTCTGTGGGAGCGTAGTAGTAATATCCTGCTTTGTAAGGCTTAATATAAAGTATTTCGATGCCATTGTTTGACATTCCGAAGGCATCAATCCGTACTGGCTCCTCTTTACGGGCCTTTACGGCATCCCAACTCTTAGCGTAGTAGTAGGCAGGAATATCGCCACGTTCGTTGCAACGCTCTGCCCGCAAGGTCTCAACTGGGATGTGTTCTACCTTGACGATTTTTGAGTGGTCTTTGTTGTAGATGACTTGAAATGCAGCGTTGCCCATCATCTTGAAGTCGGCACAAACACGAGATACCGTTTGCTTGCTAAACAAGGACATCATCATTGCGTACTCGTCAGGCTTCTGGGCTGCGTTTGTTGCTCCAAGGCCTTTACCGAATACCATATCAATGATACCATTAATAATAGCGTTGTTGGTCGGGCTTCCGTTGTAGCGGTCAATCAAATACTGAAAGTAGTTGTTGTCGTCACCGTACTCCACCCAGCCCTTGTTCGCCACCTCTTT